ACTACGGCAAGAGCGCGGACAAGGCCCTCGGGGCGTACTGCACAAAATTCAAAAAAATGGTAAAAGAGGACGGTTGCGACGAGTGCCTAAAACCGCTGGAAGATACCTTTTTAGACATGTTCGGCGCAAAGGTAAAGATGAGTTGTATGCACAGGATTGTAAAGTGAGGGTAAAGTGATGATCTGTAACAGATGCGTAAAGCAAGATGTATGCATCCACAAAGAAATAACGGAACGACTGGAGAATGAGTTTGAAAAACACGCCAACATAGAGCTGGACTGCAAATACCGCATACAGGCAACAGAAGCACAGATGCAAAAGATAAAGGAACGCGAAGAATATGCGCTCCCAGATGCATAAATCAAACTTAGGAGCGCACGCACCCCGAAATGGGGAGGCGACAGGACGCAGGGCGATTAGCCCAACCGCAAAAGCCGGGCAGGACGGTAGCGCTCCTTAAAAAATCCGCTTTATCATGGGAGGATATAAGGCCGAAAAATTATTTTGAAAAAATTTTAAAAAACCTCTTGACATCGGTGGGCACCTATGGTAATATGGGGCCAAGATAAAGAAAACGGAACGGCCCGAAGCCGATTTAAGGAGGAAAAGAAAATGGAAAAGAAAATGGAAAAAGAAATGTTTGAGGAAATGATCAGGGATTGGCAGGCGGATAATGCAGACGAATACGGAGAACTAGAAATTGACGATGCAGTAATTGAGGGCGGTAAATGGATAGCGGTAGCGCACGACGATAAAAATGACTATCAACTGTCAGACGACGGCACTGGAAACATAAGGATCGACTACCTAGGAGCGCATTAAATAGGCATGGGGAAAAAATACACACCGCAAGCCAGATACGACGCAGCCAACACCGTGGCGGTCAAGATGAAGCTGAATCGCAAGACCGACAAAGACATACTCGACAAACTAAACGCCGTACCGAGCAAGCAAGGATATATCAAACAACTCATAAGAGCAGACATAAAAGGGCAGTCCTAGCGGCTGTCTTTTTAATTGGTATAAATCATCAAGCGATATAAAAAAGTCGCTTAAAACGCAAATTTAAGGCTCACAAGGAGGTGATAGACATGCCGGATAAAAAGACCACCGGAAAGAATAAAATAGGAAGACCGAGCGAATACAGGCCAGAGTATGCTGAGAAAGTATATAAGCTATGTCTGCTTGGTGCAAAAGACAAAGAGATAGCGGACATACTCGGGATCGCAGAATCTACGCTCAACCTCTGGAAACAGGAGCACGCAGAGTTTTCGGAGTCCTTAAAAAGAGGCAAGGACGAGGCCGACGCAAACGTAGCAAACAGACTCTACCAAAGAGCAATGGGATACGAGCACCCCGAAGACCAAATATTCCAGTACCAGGGCAAGCCGGTTATTGTGCCGACTATAAAGCACTACCCTCCAGATCCTACGGCGGCCATATTCTGGCTTAAAAACAGGCAGCGCGGAAAGTGGAGCGACAAGCAGGAAATCGAGCTTACCGGGAACACGATAAAGGTAGAAATTACGGAAGAATAGTCCAAATGGCCTAAAAATATAACTATTCCCAAAATCAAGATTATCTGATATGTTCCGTTTTAAAAGACCGAAACCGTTGAGAAATCAACGACAACGGTCTATTTTATTGCAACCAGCGGAACTGGAATAATTACGGAACGGCACCCAACCACAATATATAGCGGATTAAGACATACAGAGGGCAAAACTCCGACCGAAATAATCACGGCGGGGGGCGACGGCGACGCAAGCCCCATCTGCTTATATTATACTCGGCGTATCCCGGATTACAACAATGATTTTCTATGCAGAGTATTCACCAAAATGAATAAGAAATGCATAAAAGTATCAAAAATCCCCGGGGAAATACCCGAATTCTATACATTCGTATACAAAAGGTGATACCATATGGACGAAATAACAGTCCAGATACCCAAAAGAGCATTCAACGAGGCGTATCTACCCTACCTGGACGACGACCACAGATATTTGATATTCTACGGCGGTGCAGGATCGGGGAAATCCTACTTCATAGCCCAGCGATATATCAAGGCCATGATGGACCGACCAATGATGAACCTGTTAGTCGTCAGGGCAGTAGGAAACACAAACCGAGATTCAACCTTCGCCCTATTCAAGCAGATCATTTCCAGGTGGGGGCTGTCCGCACTCTTCAAAATCAACGATTCCGATCTAAGAATAACTTGCACTCAGACGGGCAACTCGGCAATCTTCAAAGGGCTGGACGACACCGAGAAGTTAAAGTCCATCACCTTTGCCAAAGGTGAACTAACCGACATATGGATAGAGGAGGCGTCAGAGACGCTTGAGCCGGACTTCAACCAGCTCAACATAAGGCTAAGAGGTAAAGGCTCAAAGAAACAGATCGTTATATCCTTCAACCCGATAGACGTTAATCATTGGCTAAAAAAGAGGTTCTTTGACCGTAAAGATGAAAATATAAAGATCGTCCATACTACCTACAAAGACAATAGATTTCTGGACGATGAATACGTCAAGCTGCTTGAATCTTACAAAGATACTGACCCTTATTACTACTCCGTTTACTGCCTGGGACAATGGGGCGTGTACGGAAAGACGATATTCGACGCACAAAAGGTATCGGAGAGATTGTCACAAATCAAAGAGCCAATCAAGACAGGCTCTTTTGTTTATGAGACGTATTACGACCCGAAGGAAAACGAAGTCCTTATTAAGAACGACTCCATCAAGTGGGTTGACGATCCGAACGGCTACATCGAGATTTATAAAGACGTACAAGAGCGCAGGCCGTATGTAATCGGAGGCGACACAGCCGGGGAAGGGTCGGACAACTTCACTGGCCAGGTTCTGGACAATGTCACAGGAGAGCAGGTCGCGGTCCTTCTTCACCAGTTTGACGAGGATCTTTACGCCAAACAGATGTATTGTTTAGGAATGTATTACAACACCGCCTTACTCGGTCCGGAAACCAACTATTCCACCTACCCTGTCAAGGAACTGGAAAGGCTCAAATACCCCAAAATGTACGTCAGGGAGCGAGAGGACACCATCACACATAAGATCGTGCCGTCTTATGGATTCCAGACAACCAAATTAACAAGGCCGATTATCATTGCTGAGTTGGTGAAAGTGGTCAGGGAACACATAGAACTGATAAATGACCGGAAAACTCTTGAGGAAATGCTTACCTTTGTCCGTAACGAGAAAGGCCGCCCAGAGGCCCAAAATGGAGCGCACGACGATTTAATCATGGGACTGGCTATCGCACATTACATCAGACCTCAGCAGTCTTACGTTGAGGCACCACCGCCAGAGTCGCCAAAGATTTACAACTTCGACTTTGAGCGCCCAAAACAGAACCCCGGAGGGTACGGGGAAGTAAGCAGGGTGATATAGGAGGCACATATGCAAACAGCATTAATCATACTATACGCACTCTTGATTATTCAGAGTGTTTTTTTAATCTATATAGGGCTTAGAATCCTTGCGGTCAATAAGAATGTCGACCAACCGCCAAAACCTCTGTTAAAGCCGCTATTCGGGCCCAAAGAACCAGAAGAAACCCCCGAACAGCGCCGAGAACGCATATTACTTGAAAACGTTGAGAACTACGACGGAACAGGGAAAGGACAGATTAAGCTATGAAACTATTCGGAAAAAACTATGACAACGATATAGAGCCAACGAAAGTGTGGAAATGGTACGACCACGGAGTAGACTGGCACCGGCAGAACAATCTCTATGCCGACACAGAGACGTTTTACCACATGGTGGAGGCCGAACAGTGGCACGGGATTGAATCGGGCGGCGAAAAGCTGCCTTTTTATGACTTTATAACCGGGATCGTGGAACATAAAACCGCAATGGTGGCAATGAACACCGTTTCAATCCACTATTCTCCATTAAACAAGGGCAAAGACCGTGCGATTTATCAGCAAGCCTGTGATCTTCTCAATGAATTTGCCGCGTCCAAGTGGGAATTAAGCAAGATGGATACCACTGTGTGGGATATGGTCAACGCGGCGTGTATCACAGGCGATTCCTATTTGTTTTTCTACGACCGGGAGTTGAACCACCAGAGAATAGACCGAACCAACATCTACTTTGCGGACGAACAGGAACCTGACGTTCAGAAACAGCGGAGAATTATAATCTACGAACGCCGCCTGGTCGAGGACGTAAAAGAGGACGCGCGCAAGAACGGTTTATCCGAGGAAGAAATCGCCAACATCTTAGGCGACGAGGATACCGAAAACCTGCCCGAAGCCGCCAAGAAGGAAGTTAAAGGCGAAGAGAAGTGTTCTTGTCTGCTGTGCATGGAAAAGAAACCACTTCCGCCGCCACACTCTCAGCCATACGGGATTTTCATTTCGCGGTCCACCAAGACCGTTATTTATCAGCCCGAAGAACAAGTCATAGCATACGACGAGAACGGACAGCCTACAGGAAGAGGAATCACACTTTACCCAATAGTCAAAATGATGTGGTATCCCAAAAGGGGAAGCTCAAGGGGAATAGGTGAAGTCAAGCGTCAGATCAACAACCAGATCACATCAAATAAGAACCTCTACCGGAGAGTGGAGAGCGTCAAAAAGAGCGCATTCCCGAAACCCGTTGCGTCGGTTGATATGCTTTCTAATCCAGACGATTCAGATAAAGTCGGCGTGACCATGAGGGTTAAGGGGATAGTCCAGAGAGCCACAGATGCATTTGGATACGTCGCGCCTCAATCCTCTACCGGCGAACCGAAGGAGTTACAAGAAGAACTCATTCAAATGTCCCGCGATTTAGCCAACGCCGGCGACAACGCAATAGGTAACATTAACCCCGAAAAGGCATCCGGCGCCGCCATTATTGCGGTAAGAGATCAGCAGTCCTTATCGCTTAACAAGCCAAAAGCATATTTCAAACAGATGGTTGAAGATATCGCTTTGGTATGGTTAGATATCTGGACTGCTTACA